AGTACCCTCAGTAGATGTACCGTCGTGCTTGTGACCCGTGCTGTTATTAAAAGCATCACGAATAGCGTTAAACTCAGCGTTTACTGGTGCAGCTTTGATAACCGCATTAGCGATAATATCTGCTACTGACTGTCTAGTGTAACCTGCCATGTTATAACCTGTCTCCTACTCCGAATGTCACCACGATGCCTTGGATACTGTGGGAGGCGTTAGTGTCATTGGTTACGTATTTAAATGATGCTGACATACCTGAACCTGAAATGTTTGTGCGCCGTACAGGGGCAGGGTTACCGTCAAAGATTGCTGTGCTGTTATACAAGGCTTCGTTATAGTATGCAGCTGCGCCCTGTGTTGTTAGTGTAAAGTTTGTAGGACGCAAAGTGTCTACGTCTTCGTAGTCGTAAAGAGCAGACATGATTAGTTCATTGTCACCCTCAGAACGTAAGTACGTAGCTACAGTGTAAAACACCTTACGTTGCTCTGGGTCTTGCATGTGAAAGAAAGGTGTCTGGAATACACTAAATATATCCTCACCATCAAATGAGTTGCCTTGTTCTTGGCGGTGTACTTTACCGTTGCTATCACCGTGTACTACAAACTCATCCTGACCAATGTAACCACTGGTAGCACATGTAGTAAAGACACCAAGCATCTGTCCATACTCAAACTGCAAACCATTAGGTGTCTGTCTAAAGCCACCGATGATACCCTGTCCATCAGCTGCACCAAGGAAGAACCTAAACTGTGTCTTCTGTCTGATAACTACGGCGTTCAGCTTGTCTAAGTCTACATCAAAAACTACATCAGTAAAGATAGACTGAATGTCTTTAGAGACAGTCTCAAGATTAACGTCACCAATTTTATCCGTACCGCTAATAGGCCGCAGACCATCCTGAGATAAAAAGATTAAGTCCCCACCTATCTCAATGATACTGTCGGTAGCTACACAACCCAAGTCATCTGTAACTTCTTCAAGTACAAAGTCTGCTATGTTGTTACCTACAAGCTTACGGATATTGTTGGACCCAAAGACGTAGAGTGCGTCACGAAAGGACTTAATTGCGACAATAGGAAAGCCTACGTTAATGACACCTGAACCGTCTGCAGGATCGTAGTCAATCTCATTGTAGGGTGCAGAGAACCACAGGCTAGTAGTCTCAGTAGCATCACCTGCTAAGAATAAGTGGTTCTTAAATACATGTGAGAGTTTAGGTGCGCTGGGAGCGTTAGTGCTAGTAAGCTGAGTGTAAGTTGTGCCATCATATGTTGCAGCACGATTTACACCATCCGTAATAACTACCTTAGATGTACCCCAGTTGTAACGAGAGAAGCGTACCTTGGGGTAAGTTGAAACATCAACAGTGGCTGGTGTAGTAATAGTTACCCAAGCAGATGTAGAAGTATTCCAGTAATACAGATAGTCAGTGCTTCCTGTATCATACCGTGCGGCAAGGATACCATCATTCACACCATTAGCTACACAGACACCTAAAACATCACCGAATCCTGGTACTGTACCATAGTCATTACTGTAGCCACTCATCTTGCGATAACCACCAGTAACAGCAGGCTCGTAGTTAATCAACGAGATAGCTGAACCCGGTTGCGTCTCACCCTGTGACAGCACATCACGACTGGTGTTTAGACCGCCTTGGCAGAAGACTTTAAAGGAGGCTAGGTTATCAGCCATCAGGCACCACCACCAAACGCAGAGTTAAAGCCCCTTGATACAGCTGTGGATCTAATCTCTATTGCGTCATCCATAAGTACACGGCGCATAGACTTAATACCATCATCAAAGTTATTCTGGTGAATAGACGCACTCTGCTCATTACTACGGAAACGCATCATAAACATCATAGCACCATCAATAAGAACATGCTTGAATCTGTCTGGTATGATGCACACGTCATTGTACACTGCCATGTCGTCAGGGTAAGACCAGTACACATACTCAATTTCGTAGGCTGCATCCGGTACAGGTGTAACTCCAAAGGCAGGACCATAAGTTTGATACACAACAGAGGGAGAAGCATCCCCGTTAACTGTGTCACCCGTGTCGTCTATACTTCTATAGTTTTGAATGTAGTCCTCATAGGTAATTACCTTTAAGTTACGAGGTGCATTACTCTTAGAGGATAGTTGTTTAATATAAAAGGTGTTCCAGTCAGTACTTGAGTAGTCGGAAGGGAAGTCGTAGAGGCGTGTACCTGCCGTTAGTGTTTGGGTATACGTTGTTTTAAGGAAGGGCCACTCCTGACCATCCTGTAGAATAAGTCTAACGCTACTATTGACTGCATCTTTAGCTAGAGCCTGAACATTACGTACCGTATCGAAGCCATCACCCGCAATGTCAAGTGTAACCTCGTTCATACGTCTTAGTAATTCATTAACTAGAGATACATAAGTAGCCATAGAGTTATCCTACCGTTGAGGTTGCTGAAGGGCCAGCCTCCTAGAAGACCAGCCCAACAGATTATTGTATTGTTTAAGCCAAGTTATACTTAGCTGTTACCAAGGCTTCTGGCCTCAGTATTTTTCTACCGTATAGATGCATACCACGGACAATGTCAGCGAATGAATCTGGGTCACGGTAGGTTTCAGTCTTGTTGATTTGCTCAGCAGTTGCTACAGCAGAATCGTGACCAGCTACGACAGCGCCAAAGTTAGTGGACTGTGCGGCTGTGCCTGTTGTCGATGCACCTGTGCCAATTTGAGGCAGGTTGTTAGATACATAAACACGGAAGCCATTCCAGTTGTTGAGGACGAGACCATTACGCAACCCGTTAGAGTCACCGAAGTCAGCGTTCAACAGACGGGAATCTTCATCCATCAGGATTTCCATCATCACTGGGTCAATGATAACCCAACGACCAGCCTTGTCAACACTGTTTTGATCAAGAAGACGACCCATACGTGCAATCAACATAGTAGGTGATACGTATGCAGTTGGCAAAGCAGTCGCACCTGGCAGACGAGCAGCAACTGGAATAGAGTCGCCAGCTACACCTGCAGTTGTGATGTTGCCGAAGTCTGGGCGGGAAAGCTTATTAGCTGCAAGCAGTTCGTCAGAACCAGCAGCTGTGTCAGCTTTAGTGCCGTTGACTTGATCGTTTACTGTGTCAGCAGCAGTGTGCAAAGCAGACTGTTTGTAACCTGACAAGTAACCCAATACTTCTTGGTCATGCTGGTCAGCCAAGCGGTAAGCCGCACGGTTGGTTGCAAGATCCATGAAGTTTACATGGGAGTGAGCCTCCTCGATATCGTCCATCTTGAAAGCAAAATAGTTAGCTTTATCAACGACTAAGGAGAAGTCAGCGTCTGTGAGATCTTGTGCAGCAATGGTTGTACCACGTGCATAAGCAGATACGCTCACCTCTGGCTCTTTAATAATCTTAACAGTGTCCCCTTGGTTTGCAATCTCTCCAAAATAATCAGAGTTGGTTACGTCACCGACGACTGTTGACTTGCGGAATGCAAGCTGTACTTTTTTAGAGTAGATAACGGAACTGAAGTTACCGTTAGGGAGGTTGGTGTAACCTCCAGCTGATGCGAATGCCATTGTAATTCTCCTAGAATGTTTGGCTTATGATAAGAAGTGCATGCGAGTATAAGGCAAACACCTCAACTCAGAGAAACTAAACAAGACGAAGAGGCTGAGATATTTTCTAGGGTGCGTTTGGCTTCAGGTCGGCCAACCATTAGCTAACGGGCCTATACTTACTCAGGTGGTTCTTGGTTGAATGTTATAGTTTTTAGGTTTGGGAAAGTTTTATAGTTAAGAGGTAGTCCGCTAAGAGGCTCTTGAACTATACGTACTTAGTTATATGCAGGCAAAAGTGTTTGTCAACACCTATCGTGCATTACCGCTAAGATCATATACGAATTTCCCTGTTCGCATGGCCTTAGCAATTTCTTGTTCACGGGCTTCAAACTCAGTGGCAGACATGTTGGAAACGTCTGACTCTCTGATAGTAGCTCCGCCTTCTGTGGGATCAACCTTAGTCCTTGAACCCTTACCAATAGTTTTAGCCGCTTCTTTAGTGCTAGCTTTCTTAGCTTGAGGGGTGTGGCCTGTATCAATCTTGTACAAGTCAATAACTCTTACGACTGAGTCTGGATCATCCATGTTCTCGTATAAAGCGTCCCGTACCCACTTAGGCTGGTTGTCTGCCCAAGAGTGAAACTCGTCAGATTCTCTTAGCTTGCTAAAGTCAGGGTGAACCTCACTGATTCGTGCCTCTGCTGTCTTACGTTCCGCTTCGTACTGAATCTCGTCTAGTTGAGATAACCTATCCTCAGCCTTCTTAAACATCTCCTGAGCTTTTCGAGAAGCAATGGTTTCTACAATACCTGCTACGTCTGGGTACTCTTTAGCCCATCTCTCAATGTCTTCCTCTGATTTGGGAGGTGCAATAGTCTGTCGGCTATCCTTAGCACTCAGCTTGTCCTCCCACTCCTTTTCCTTCTGCTGCATATGTCTACGCAGGTCACCATAACGTTTCTTAAAAGACTTCTCCTCAGCACTTAAATTTGAGTCATCTTCTTGTGCTTCAGCTTCAACGATGGTTTCTTCTTGTTGGGGACTACTCTCGGCTTGTACTTCGGTTGCCTCAAGTCCCTCGCCATCGGATTCCTCTTCGACGGTTTCACCTCTGGCCTCCGCTTCTAGTTTGGCAATAGCGTTTTCTTCTTCCTCGATACGCTTGCGTTTACGGTCATAGTTTGACCCCCTGTCAACAAAGCCTGCTGTTTTAGGGGATTTCATTGCTAGTAGTTCAGGCATATTTTTTCCTTATGTTGGGGCCAGCCTTGCGCTGGGTAGCCTTATAGTTATATGACGTATACTTAGAGTTAACGAGAACCCAAACCCATACGACTAGGTCTTACTTCCTCTTGAGGAATTTCTGGCTTTGCCTCAACGACAGCACCTGCACTAACACCTGACAACTCGGGGCCAAGAACTTTACTTAGTACTTCAGCAAAGGGTGAGTTAGGTAACTCTTGGAGAACCCTCTTGTCTTCGTCTGGCAGTTCTCGGACACGTTGAAGAACAGTCATCTTATAGATGTTCATGTAGTCTTCCATAGTGACGATAGGTGGTTCAGTCTTTTCCATTATAGCCAATCCTTCTCAAGTTTCTTGACCATATCTTTATAGGTCTTGTATGCTTCATCTAGAAGATTCTTGTCAATAAACTCAACTGACTTATCAATTTGAGAACCAATCCAGTCCCAGTCCTTATGGTCCTCTGGTATAGACGCAACAATCTTAGGGGCTATCCGATAGTACTCCTCTACGTCTGCTAGGTTGGAGGACATAAACGTATCTCTAAAGTTTCTCAACTTAGTAAGTGTAGGTCCGTTGTCTTGCTCACCTCTGCGTCCAACGACGGCAGTTGTAAGGAAGCAGGCATCACTGTTCCCGTCATTGCTTGGATCATCATCATTATTTCTTGCCTCTGTTGCAGCCTTTGCAGCTTTGGTAGCCGCTTTACTTGCTTCCGATTGTGCTTTGACAGCTGCGGCCCATGCAACGCCATCATCGCTAGGGCTTATTGAGTTAACTACTTGGGTTGCTTTAGCCCAGTCAGTCGTTGCAGCGGTTGAGGCACTCTCTGCAGCAGCTACACTTGAAGGTGTTGATGTTGTTCCACCGCCGCCAGTATTGCTTGGAGTAGCCGTTGGCGTTCTTTCCTTAGGCCTTATTGACGACTCAACAGCTCCAGTAGTCCTAACGATAGTTCCTGGAATAATTGTAGAACCATCATCCCTCTTAGTCTCAGAGGTGACTACAGTTGCACCCGTGTAGCCTGGGCTGTTTTCAATGAGGTAGTCATTTACATTCTTCTGACCAACTTCATTCAGGGTGTCATTGAAGATAACAGCCTCGTCCGGGGCGTTGACACTTGTAGCAGCTTCAATTGCGTTGTTGAAACGTTCATCACCTTTAGCAAAAACACTGTCAAGGGCAGATACTACTCCAGGAGCTTTCTCAAGGAAGGAGTCTATCTCCTTTTGTATTGCTTCGGAGGCTTCAGTCATACCCAAGAAGTCTGCCATTTTGAGGTTTGCGTTTGCTTTAGACAAAGCAGACAGTTGACTGATAGCGTTTACCCCAGCGCCTGCCACACCTAGGAAGGGATTAATAGCTGTAAGAAATGAGCCTGCCCCTTTTGATACTTTAAACGCTTCATTGAGGGCGGTCTTGGCGGCTGTGAGGGGATCTTTCACACTAACACCACTGTCCTCAAACATCACACTTGCGCCCTCAGGTGTGTTGGAGTCTACTGTTGTTTTGACATTTACGTTATAGTTTTCAATGGCGTTGTCATCGTCCACGTCTACGGATGTACCTGTCGTCACGGTATCAGTATCCGTATCAGTAGTATCGGTAGTGTCCTCTATATCGGTTATGGTACAGCCAAAGAGAGCACTATTCTCTGGAGTATCCTCTAAGTACTCATTAAAGTTAGCTGGTACCGAACTGATAGGCTTACCATTTAACGTGAGTACTGAAATACGTGCACAGTCTTTGTTTATATAAAACTTTGTTGCCATACCCCCAGTGCTTGTTGAGGTGTCCGTTGTTGGGGTAGAAGTACCCGTGGTCGGTGCACTTGGAGTATCTACTACAGCACGAGTAGTTGGGGGCGTAGCTGCAGTGTAGGGGGTTCCTGCAGCAGTGGTAACACCGTAGATACCTTGGGGGTTTGTTGGGTTAAGGGGAAGCACAGAGTAGGCTGGTTGGTTTGGGGATTGTGTTACTGGTTGAATAGGATTACCAAAAGGGTCTTTTGCGACAGAGCCACCTGCAGCCATACCTAGAGGTTTATTATAACTTGTTGGCTGGGAAGGGTCAATACCTAACTGAGGGTTAGTCATGGGTTGCTGAGGAGAGAGGTAAGGAACCTGCTGACTAACGGCTCCTCCTTGGTTCATAGCTACAGGTTCACCTTGAGCCATAACCTCTTGAAGTAAAGCCATCTCGTCTTCTGTTAAGTCGTCTTCATCTTCTGGTACTGGCTCACCGCCGATACGTCCGTTAGTCTCCATCTCTGATAGTTCTACCTTAGCGTTGGCTCTAAGATCCTCAAAGAACTTTACGCCATAGAACCTAGTAACGTCTGCAGGAACTACGTACTCACCTTCAGAGAGCATGGCTGGGATGTCATCTCGTACTTCTTTAGGAGTAGAACCGGGAGGTACTTCATTACCTGAAACTGGGTCAATCGCATCGACCTCACCGCCAAGGGCATACCCTTTGTACCTAGACTTGAAAGTGAGTTTCATCTGGTCATCCATAGCCATACCGCCCTTTTTAAATTTAAATCTTACGTCACTAGGGATATCAACACCTGTCTGAGTTGGGGTAGGGGCAGGGGCTTCTGCTTTCTTCCAGTACTCAACGCCTCTAGCATAAACACGATCACCAATAATGGTCGCTTCCTCAGCGCCCTTAACTGCTTGTCCTGTTTTTAAATCAATAAACAAGTGATGGTCTTTTGGGTTTAAGCCGACCTCAACTAGGTCACCACCTTCATCCAACAGATTTTTATTTGGTACGTAGTCACCATCAACGGACATAGCAGGAAACTTAGACTTAGCCTCTGGTGTGTCAATCTTATTGATACGAGAAGCAATAGCAGTACGTCCCTTCTGACTAACGTTAAAAGTAACATTCATAACAGTCGCAAAGGGTAAGTAAGACATTGCCTTACCGCTGAAAGATCCTTTATGAAGAGTTTGCAGTTTGTCCAAACCTCTAGGCATGTCAGGGATAGTTGAGTTTAAATTCAGACGAACACCTACCCTAGTGCCCTCAGGTACTGCAGCATTCATAAGAGCATTTGCCCTAGTGTTTCCTGCTGTAGCATTTTTAGCTTTCTCTGCCATGTCTGCAGCAGTAGATGCGTTGTATCCTTTTAAGAATTGACCGTCTTGGAGTGCTTCGTTAAAACCAATCTCTAAAGGTTTAGAGGCTTTCTTCTTGATAGCACCCACACCAAAGGCTGACATAGAGTTAGGGTCTACTTTGTATTGTCTTGCTTTGTTAGCTAGAGCCTTAATACCTTTAGCGCCGTACTTGGTTGCGACACCTCCCATTAGGAGTAAGCCAGTCTCTAGTGCTGCACTTTGACCAGCTTCTTTAAACTGAGACTTTATGTAGTCGTAGTCTCTTTCTTCTTCAGGCTTGAGGTATTCCTCCACTACATTGGCAATGTTAACACCTGAGTCGTAGTAGGGAACAAGGTAAGAGGCAGCTGTCTCTAAAGAACTGGAGTCATCCTCAGTGAA